CGGATGCTGCTGCTTCTGCTGCCGCTCTCTCCTCTTCAGGAATTCCATATTTCTTATCAACCTCATCAAATACACCAGAACGTTTAATAATAAGTTGACTATTTTGTAATTCAAAACCTACCGCTCTTTCTAAACGTTGTTGTTGTAAATCAAGTAATACCTCACTATCACTCATACCTAAGATATTTTTCTTAGCCCATGTATGTGATACTGGTAAGATACCTACTTGAGATTGATCAGATGTCGCATCTTTGTAAAGAGTAATCTTTTCCTTCCATGTTTCAATCTTTAATAAATCTGATTGCTGTGATGGGTTAGTTAACGATAATGAAAAACTATTTAAATCATCTTCTAATCCTAATAAATAAAGATGCATTAATGCAATTTTATTTAATTCTTGAATTAACGATTTTTGTATTTTATTGATTGTTCTTGCAAAACGAATATCCATCAATGCAAGATTCTTACCATCACCAACAACTTCTTCAAAACCTAAGAAAGCTTTAGGGATACGTAAAGCCGCCAATAATTTCTTTTGAATATATTCAATATCTGCAATTTCGCCCAAGTTCTGAGCTCCTGGTAATGTTTCGATTGGATTTGTTTGTGACGGGTCACGAACAGGTATGAAATAATCTTGGTCTACAGCCATTTGATTGTATCTCATATCCACGTTACCATTACGTGGGTCTTGTATTTGGTCTCTTTTAAATTTATTGGCAACACGTTGTACATATGGTTCAATATCTTTATCGTCCATATTACCAACAAACACCTTGAACACACGTCTTTCAGGTGCTCTTGATGTTCTATAAATTAACATTGCATCTTCAGCAAGTAAAAGTTGTTTCCAAATTCTTCTAATCTTATCTAACATAGAAGTACCATATGGTAACTTTCTATCGTCACCCAATAATCTAAAGTGAGCAACTTCCCAAGCTTGGAATTCCATATCTTTGTTCTTCCAAGTAAATCTTAATTCTCTTGTTGGTAGTTTTAAATCAGAACTTTGATTTGGACTTTTTCCTGTTGCACCCTCTAACCTCTCTATTTCAATATTCGGTAATTGTTGGCAACCAATAATACCCTTTTCTGGATCAATTTTTAAATAAACAAAATCGTCACCATACTTACAAAGACCTCTTGCCCACATTTGTAAATTGGTATTTATATCTAACTTATTATTAAATAAGTCCACTAAAATACTTTTAACTCTATCTGATTCTGAATATATGGTTAATATTTCACCCTTTTCGGACATTGTTGTAGATTCTTCAGCGTATATGTCTAACGACGCTGAAATTTCAGGAGTAAACTCCATAGACTCGTAGTCATAATATGCTGCCAATCTATTTGGTTCGTAATAAACAGATTGATTATAAACCGATTGGTCTAACTTGGTCCATTTATCTGCAATGTATTGCGATTGTTGTGCTTGCAACATCGCCTTTTCGTAGTCTTCTCTACTATCTGTTTTTAATAACTCATCTTTGTTAAAATTAAAAGATGGTGTTTTATCCTTAATCGATTGACCCGGATAACCAAACATTCTTGTTAGTTTCTGAAAGACGGTGTAATTCTGTTCTGCCATATCTATAAATACTTTTCTTTATAATATAAACTAAATTATTAGTAATTGGAACATTATTTTGATCTTCCAAATAACCAATTATATTCTTGATATTGGTTCTTACCGGGTACGTTACGTATATCTTTAAATGCTGGATTATCGTCAAACCCCATTGATCCTATTTGGTCGAAAGCGGTCCCATATGAGTAAAAAGACTTATTTGGTTCGTATGTACGTTCACTCATTGTCCAAGAATCTAACATTGCTTTGTTAGCATTTTCATTCTTTTGTAATAAGTTAAAAGATACGTCTGCAGCGTATAATGCCATTGACATACCCATAATGGCATCATCGTGTGAACCTTTCATATGGTCAGGTCTTCCATTCATGTAAACAAACGTATTGAGTTCGTTTAATAATCTTGCAGATCTAACAATAAATCCCTTCCTAAGTTGCTCTTCAAATGCGGCAACAATTTGAGTTCTTTTATTATTGAAGTTAAGTCCTGGTATTTTCTCCATCGCTTTGGCGTTATAGTCCCAAATGTTTTGAGTATTAACTCCTTCAATGTAAACATTCTTATAGTTTAACTCAGTTAATTTTCTTGATGTGGCAACACCCATACCACCTGTAATATCCGTAACAATAAACGCATTACCATATAAAATAGCCCATTTATATGCAACGGCAGCTAAATCATCAGGAGGTATTTTACCAATATATTCCGCAACCTGTTCTCTATCATCAAAATCAATAATTGATATTGCTGAAAAATCCTCACTATCTCCTCTACTCACATCCACCCCCATAATATAACGATGACCGATGATTGGTTCTTTCCATTGCCAAAATGTGGCTTGCATGTATTTTTCAATTGGTTCTCTTATCATGTTCTTAGCAATATTCTCTTGAATATCGCCAGGAATAACACCATCTCCCGAACCTAAGAAATCACATTCCAACTCCTGAGCTATCTTACGTCTATCATATTTAAATTTCTTAGACATTGACTCAAACCAAGATGAAAATGGTTTATAACCGTCTTCTAAAAGTTTTAGATATTCTTTCATGTCAAAATCATGTAGAACAACTTCATCATCATTATATTGTTCTCTATTTAACATGTAATGACAGATGTCTTGACATTTTATCCAACGTAAATCTTTGGTGTAACGAGGGTCTTTAAACCATCTTAAATCGGTTATATGGAAATCATTGATTCCACGTAATGCTTGGTCGTAAACACCATAATAGATGGGGTCGTAACCATTTGGAGTTGAGATAAGAATAATCTTACCACCCGTTGATAGGGACGCCATAGAGGCCGCCCAAAAATCATCTCCCGCTTCAATGTATGCCGCCTCATCAAATACAAGTATGGTAGGTGTGTAACCACGAAGGGCATCCGCTGATGTTGCAACCGCCTTAACCTCACATCCATTGTTTAATCTAAATCTACTTTCTGAGTTTTTATCGGGTGAGAACCCAACATTAATCCATTCAGGCCATTGTTCTAAGAAATGTCTAACCTTATTAGCCATCTCCACCGCAGTATCACGTTTGTTTGCAATAAGTAGAACTCTCTCAGGATTATCTGGTTTTGCTAATTGTAATTTTTTTGATAACCAAGCAGCCGTTACTGTTGTAACACCGGCTTGTCTATATTTTCTTGTAATATTTTCGTTGTAATCTTCGTAGTCCTGTATTAGTTGAATTTGGTCTTCAAATAAGTCCATTGGGACATATTTCTTCTGTGTATTATCAAATGTCTGTAAATACGTTCTAAGTGCATATGGGGTATCTTTTATAATCTTAGCATACTCCATTAATTGTTCTGCTCTACTATTCATATATATAAATACAAAAAAAGGTGGTTAAAACCACCTTTTCAATTATTCATCGTCATCGTCATATGTTGACATACTATCATCGTAGTAATTTTTATTAATATCTTTCCTAATGGAATCATAATAATCTTTAATCATTTTTTCACCTTTTGAAGTCTTTCCTATTACTTCTTTCATCATTGTTAAAAACTCTTTAGCTTCTAATGTGTAAAGGCTAGATAAAAAATATGATTGTAAACCTTCTTCATTTTCATCAATAACAACTTCATCGGGTAACATACCTCTTACTCTATTCCATATTGATGGTCCTAATCTTAAATCCCACATTTCTTTGTCCATAGTGTCTTCATAACCTGAAACCTTATTCCATAACTCCTCATCAAAATCACCATTTTCATCTCTTGGTCTTCCGTGTACTGCAAGTAATTCTAAATAACCTTTTATACATTCATGAACGGCAACAGGAAAATTCTGTGCTCGTACTTTAATGATTGGTGGTTCCCCTTGTTCAATTTCTTCGGTGCCAGCAACTTGTCCCGATTTACCCATTTGTGACAAAAATATATCAGGAAATTGCCAATAAGTCGTGTCATTTATTGACATCATAACACCATATAAATCTAAAATAGTTTCACTTTTAGTTATATCTAAAATCTCCTCACTAACCAAATGATACGAATAATGACCTTTTTTAGATGCTCCCTGACTAATTGCATTAATTAATCTTCGTTTAGCTCTTTCTAAATTTAATCTTTCAAAATCACCATCAATCTCATTATCTAAATCAACCTGAGGTATTTGGATAGTTTCTTCATCATCCATATTAAAATTATCCGTAGATATACTGCTACCATCAACAATTTTTACATCCCATTGAATTGAATCTTTTGGTATATGAAATTCATTCATAACTAATTTGATTGCTAATTGTTCCAGTTCGGGTCTAACATTCCTTTCAATTCTAATAATCTCAAAGTGAGATCTCATCATAAATGAGGAGAATTCACTATATTGTGATTTGTTATTTAAATTTATTTTATTTGGATAATGTGGACCTAAATAATGATTAACATTAGATATAACTTCTTGATATCTTTCTGATGCCAATAACTCTTGAAAGTTTTGTTCTTGTGAATTTTCACAAATTGGCATAGGTATTTTAGTTAATGAAGTGTCTTCATTTTTTAATTTATGTTGTAAACCTCTATCGGGTCTATCAACACTTGAGAAATTCATTGCCATACGTTTAAATTATATTAAGGCTAATATAAGATTTATTTCTTATAATACCTAATTTAAACCTTACTTTTCTCAGCTTTTGGTTTTGGTTTTGTAAATGGACCCGGTTGATTTGGGTTATGAGGTTTCGGTTTTGTACCTGGCGTAACCTTTGGTTTAGATGGTTTTGTCTCAACATCACCATCTGATGAAGATTCATAGGTCATAAATTCAGGAACATCGTTATGTCCAATATTAACGTTTGGACCCGCCTCTTGTAATTTAAATTGTATCATTTCCATAATTTCATTTTTAGATGTGAAACTATGATAGTTATTTTCCGCTAAAGATTCAACCCATTCTTTAACTTCTTTGTCTTTTGTATCTGTTTTAACTGATTTTTTTTTCTTTTGACCCTTTAATATTTTAAAATCTTGTCCATCAATTTTACCATTGTGGTTCTTGTCTAATTTCTTTTGATTACCTTTTAAGTCCTCTTTTACCTCAACTTCAATATTTGGGTCGTTCGCAATTGCTTGTAATTTGGGATCTCTTAATTTCTCAGCATCAATAACCATTCTTTCATGTAAATCAGAAAGTTGTTTATCGCTGAAATTAACTAACGTTTTTTCAGACATACCCTCACTTATTAACATCTTAACTAATTCTGACCTTTTCATGATTCTTTAATTTTTAATTCTTCTTTTATTAAAAGATATTCTCTTTGTTTTAATTTTTTTGTTACACTTTCTAATGATTCACCAAATTTAAATGATATTCTCTCAAATTCGGAATCAAAATTAAATTTTTCCCATCCCAACGCAACTACACCATCTACTGCATCAATAACTCCGAAATAATCGGAGTCTTGAATTAATTCTAAATGTAAATCGGTATCTTTTAATAATCCAACTAAATCAACGTATTCCACCTCAGGTGATTTTGGTTGAGATGTTGAGGAGGATGGGATAACAAACCATTCATCCATATCTATTTCTGTACTCTCACTAAAAATGAATTCGTATTGTTTTTGACCTTTATAGTCTGAACCAATTTCATTTATATAGATTAACTTCATTATTTGAAATATTTTCCTAATGTTGTTTGAATACTATTGTTAATCTCCTTTTTCATTTCTTCCAAATCTAACTCAACTTCCTCATCCATAGGTTCTTCTATTGGATGACTATCTTCACCAAAGTCTACTCGAACATTTTCAGAAAAGTCTACATTAACATCTTCCTCCATTTCTAAATCAGCATAATCCGCTAAACTAGTCTCTTCAGTATCAAAATCCGACGAAGAGTTTATAAAATTTTCTAACGCATCCATTGTTGTGTCATATCCTTCACCAATTTCAGAATCTACAGGTTCTTCCGCAGATACCTCATCTTCAGGTGACGGCTCTTCAGAAGGAACTTCTTCGCCATCTTGTTTTTCGTCACGTTCAAATTTCTTAGCAATATCTTCAATATCATCATCTTCTAACTTATCTAAATTAACAGCAGAAATAATCATATTAAGAACATATTTTATATCATCACTTTCCATTGATTCGTGTTGGTCTCTTAATTCTTGACCTAACTTACCTGCAAATTTTTGTACTTCCGCCATGTAACTTGATCTTTTTCCTGATGCATCGTCTTCACCATCTACAGGTGCTTCCGGTGCTGGTTCTTCAGCTGGTACTTCAGGTGATGGTTCTTCAGATGGTACTTCAGGTGCCGGTTCTTCAGCTGGCGTAGGTATAGGAGCGTTTGCTGCCGGATCACTCATAGGAGATTCACTTTTAGGTGAACTTGGTTTTAAAACGTATTTCGTTGCCTCTTGTAATTCTTCCTGTCCTTTTAATAGGTCTAATCTTTTAAACGCTTCAGAGTATGATGAAAATTTGTTTTTGTTTTTCATGAACATACCACCAATATAATCAAGTGATGATTCATTTAATCCTCTTTTAACGTAGTATCCGTCTTTTTCTTTAACGATACCAAAAAATCCACCCGTTGTGGATTCCTTTACTAATTCTGGTTTTACAGAAGAAGACTTTTTATTATTTTGATTAAAGTAAGTTAATTCGAGAATTCTTTTTAATTTCTCGTCGCCATTAAGCTTCTCACTTCCTAGAGGTTTGATGTCTGCCATTGTTTTTATATTAAGATAAACTTATTCTTATCCTATAAATACATAGATATAGGGAAAAAAATAAGGTTCTTTATTGTGTTATGGACAATTTTTTGTTTGAAATGTCCGTTTTTAGTTTTAAAAGTTTCTCTATATATCCGTTTCTTCGAAGTAATTTGAAGGTTAAGTTCTCATATGAGTACTCTCCTCCTGATTCAAGACCACTTTGTCTAAACTCTTTAATTTTACTTCTTAGTGTTTCAATATCTGAAGTTACGTCTTTTTTACTACCTAATTTAATAAGTCTATCTATTTTTTTTGCGTACTCTTCACCCTTTTCTAATATTTTTCTATCGTCAATATTAGCCTGTTCCTTTTTAGGTTCAATAACCCATTCGTTATTTAAAATAGAATAAACACCAGATGAAATGTGTTCCTCATTAACATCTTGTACGTATATTTCAACATCATACCCCTTTATTTTGATGTCGTATTTTTCGTTCCATACGTTTTTCTTAGCATCAAAAAATTCTTTCAATATTGCATGAAAAGACGATGAGTTTTTATCTTTATTGATACTATCAAAATCTATAAGAATGTGTAAATCAACGTCAGAATATTGTGACCAATTATAGTTAGAAAGTGACCCCGTTAATACGATATCATGTATAAACACATCAACATTCAAAGAGTCCACGAAATCATTTGTTATTACTAGTAATCTTTTTCTTATATCGTCTCGCATAGAAAAAGATTTACCACTAACCTCAAATATTTGGTCAGATAGTGAATCTTTAGGTTTAAAAGAACCTACGATTTTTTCGTCCTCACCCCTATCTTCAATTAATTCTTCAAATAAACTCATCCTTTCTTTATGTACTTATGACTTCTGGCGATATTCTCGTTGAAGTATTTTCCTTGTGATTCAGCAAGTCTAAACTTAGTGAACTTATTCCAAGGAACTTTATTATACTCATAAATAGCACCATTGTTAAAAGTTACCGTTAAGTCTTCCGTTTCGGTATTGAAAGATGCTGTCTTTAAATTAGATGAATTGATTATAACATCAATTACCTTTCCATTAATTGTTTCTGATATAATTGCCATATTTGATATTTTTAATGTTATAATATACATAATAAATATCAAATAAAAAACCCTCGATAAATCGAGGGTTCAATGTTAGTTAAGTGAAATCAACCTTTCAACTGATTTCTTTTTACTTTTAGGTAGAATAATTTCAATTACTCCATTTTCCACACCACCTACAATATTTTTCTCATCAACATCATCAGGTACGTTGTATGATTTTTTAAATGAATTAGTAAATGTGAATTCATCACCCTCTTTTTCATGTGATATGGTTAATTTACTTTCCTTTAATGATATTTTAACATCATCTTTAGAAAGTCCTGGAACCGATAATAGGACCTTATAACCATCTTCTGTTGTGGTAATGTTAGAGTTAATTCTGTTATCCACCTTCAAGTAGGCTTCATCAAACACTTTATCAAAAGTGTTAAAAAACGGGTCTTTAAATAATGTAATCATAGTTTTGTTTTTTTTATTTTACATATTATTAATTTTTCATTTTACAAATTGCAAACCAAACGTCTAAAACTGACATTTAGACATTCGTTAGACATTTTTTTAGACATTTTGACATTTATTTGTTTTTTAGAATGAAATGTGTTATGTTTGTAGAAACTAAACGTAAAAATAGTATGGCAGTAGATTTTTTTGAAGACGGACCAACGACAAACCCTAAAAGGGGACGTAAAGGTTCAACCACCCCAATCTTAGATAATTTTTCTCGCGATTTAATTAAACTCGCGGAAGAAGGAAAGATTGACCCTGTAGTGGGAAGGGATAAAGAAGTGAGAAGAATCGCACAAATTCTTTCTCGTAAAAAGAAAAATAATGCAGTTGTTGTTGGAGAGGCTGGTGTTGGTAAATCAGCATTAGTTGAAAAACTCGCATTAATGATTGTAAAAGGAGATTGTCCCACAAATCTACTTGACAAAAGAATTGTCTCTTTAGATTTAACCTCTTTAGTTGCGGGAACAAAATATCGAGGACAATTTGAAGAGAGGATTAAAGCAATCTTAAATGAATTACAAGAGGCACACAATGTTATTGTATTCATCGATGAGTTACACACAATGGTAGGTGCAGGAAATGCCAGTGGAGCAATGGATGCGGCTAATATTATGAAACCCGCATTAGCTAGAGGAGAGATTCAATGTATCGGTGCAACCACATTCGATGAATTTAAGAAACACATTGAAAAAGATTCTGCTTTAGTTAGAAGATTTCAAAAAGTAATTTTAAAAGAACCAACTCAATCGGAAACCATTGAAATTTTAAATAACCTCAAAACTTCATATGAAGATTTCCATAAAGTACAATATGAGGATGGTGTGATTGACACGATTGTTAAATTATCGGGTCGTTATATTACTGATAGACAATTTCCCGATAAGGCTATTGATGTTATTGACGAGTTAGGATCTGAAAAAAGGATTTCATTACGTGCTCCCGATACAATTGAAAAATTAAAAGGTCAAGCTGATGAGATTAAAGAAAAAAAGATTCTTGTTGTTAAAAATCAGAATTACGAACAAGCGGCAAAACTTAGAGATGAAGAAAGAAAAATTTTAGATAAACTTGAGGTTGAGAAGTCCAAGTGGATGGAAAAACAAAAGGATAATAAAATTCCTGTTTCTATTGATGATGTTTATACTATTGTATCTGAAATGACGGGTGTACCAATCACTAAATTAGATTCTAACGAAACTAAAAAGTTATTAAAGATGGAAACCCTATTATCAGAAAAGGTTATTGGTCAAGATGAAGCAATATTAAGCATCTCAAAAGCAATTAGACGTAATCGTGTGGGAATTAAAGATGCCAACAAACCAATCGGTTCATTTATTTTCTTAGGTTCCACAGGTGTCGGTAAAACACATTTAGCTAAGTCCCTTGCGAATTTATTATTTGGTGATCCCGATAAAATCATTCGTGTTGATATGAGTGAATTTATGGATAGACACAATGTATCCAAATTAATCGGTTCTCCTCCGGGTTATGTTGGTTATGATGAAGGAGGTCAATTAACTGAAAAGGTTAAGAATAATCCTTTCTCCGTTATCTTATTTGATGAAATTGAAAAGGCACATAAAGATATCTTCAATTTATTATTACAAATTTTAGATGAAGGTCATTTAACCGATTCATTTGGTAGAAAAGTTAATTTTACTAATTGTTTGATTATCATGACATCTAATATCGGTGCTAAAAAAGTATCTGAGTTTGGTGGTGGTGTTGGTTTCAGTACTTCATCAAGTGAAACACAAAAATATGAAGTGAAGAAAACTATGATTCAAAAATCATTGAAGCAACAATTTAATCCCGAATTTTTAAATCGTATTGATGATATTGTCTTGTTTAACTCGTTAAATGAAGAATCACTAAAGAAAATTATTGATATTGAAATTGGTAAGTTAAATTCCCGTTTAGTAGATAAAAATTACATTGTTACGTTTGATAAAACTGTTATCGATAAAATTTTTGAATTAAACACTCAAGAAGAATACGGAGCGAGACCTTTGAAACGTATCATTCAAAATTTATGTGAAGATTTCTTAAGTGAGGAAATCTTAAAGGGTAATATTATTGAGAATTTACCGATTATTTTAAAATATAAAAACGAAAAATTAACAATTGTGAAAAAAATGTTATAAATACTTTACTTTTACTCAAAGTTATATATATTTATATCAATGAAGGTTCTCTTTGTCGATTACCTTTTCGTTTTTTATAAGTAAGTGGGGTTGAACCCACCGAAAGACCTTAAACCCCAACAACTCGTTGGGGTTTTTTTTATTAAATTTTGCGTTACCAAATGTTTTTCGTATATTTACATTATATGAAAAAAGTAACATTTATTTTAGCTCTTGGTGTTGTATTAACACTATCAGCATGTGGTTCAGGGTCAACCTCAAAAGAAACAACTGACTCAACGGCAACTCAAGTAGATTCTACTTCAATTACCGCAACAGATTCAACAACTGCACAAATTCCAGCAGACAGTTCAGCTGTAAAATAAGAATTAGGGGTCGGATTAATCTTCGACCCCCATTTTTAATTTTTTTTAAATCTCTCTCCAATGGATACAAATACAGAAAAACAAGGTGATTTAATACTTCTTAGAGGTGTTCCGGGTTCGGGTAAAACAACATTCGCTAATGTTATATTACAACAACCAAATAACAACCCACAAGAAATATTGTCTGCGGATGATTTTTTTGAGGGTGAAAATGGTGAATATAATTTTGACCCAACAAAATTAAAAGAAGCTCACAACTATTGTCAATTTAGGTGTTCCGAAAGAATGAGACAACAAAAGGTGAGAATTGTGGTTGCAAATACATTTACACAAGAATGGGAAATGGATGAATATTTTAAAATGGCCGAAAGGTACAATTATAGAGTTCATACAATAATTGTAGAGAATAGACATGGTAATGAAAATATTCACGGAGTTCCAAAAGATAAACTTCAACAAATGAAGAATAGGTTTGAAATTAAATTATAGATGAGTCAATTTATTGAATCTTTTACTAAGTCAATAAACCCACCACAAAAAACACCAATCAAAAATTGTGCTAACTACATTAGAAAAATATTACGAAAATGGTTTGTTACACAAACAAACCCACCCAAATCTTGACTTAACTATTTGGAATTATTCCCCAAAAGTTCAGTACGAAAGATTATGGGATGAGATTACTTTGCAATGTCGTGGATTGGTAACCAACTCAAAAGGTGATATTGTTGCAAGACCATTTAAGAAATTTTTTAACTACGAGGAACATAAACCAGAAGATATCCCTAATGAAGATTATGTTGTCTATGAAAAAATGGATGGTTCGTTAGGTATTCTCTTTTATTACAAATATGAATTAAGTGAAGAGAGAAGATATAATATATGGTTTAATAACAATTATGAAACAGGTATGGAAAGGTTCTTTGACCCTAACAATTTACCTGATTACGATAATCCATATTATGACCCAACACCAAAAACAAAAGGTGAATGGATATTAGCAACTCGAGGTTCGTTTACATCACCACAAGCAATTAAAGGAAAAGAAATACTTGACAGACACGATATTAGTGCGTGGAGAAAAGACAACACATATTTGTTTGAGATTATTTATCCTGAAAATAGAATTGTGGTTGATTATAAAGGAGAAGAAAAATTAGTTGTCCTTGGAGCTATTCATACTGAAACTGGTGAAGAAATACCCGATAGTAGTTTGTTTTGGACACAGGACTCGGGTTTTGAAGTTGTGATGACATATAAAACTTGGGGTGAAACATACGACTTATTAAAAGAAGAAATATCTAAAGATAAAGAAGGTTACGTAATAAAATTCAAGAATGGTTTCCGAATGAAAATAAAAGGAGATGAATATGTTAGACTTCACAAAATTCTAACTAACATATCTAATCGTGACATATGGGAATATCTAAAAGATAATAAACCATTTGATGAGTTACTTGAAAAGGTTCCAGATGAATTTAATGATTGGGTTAAAACCACAATCAGAGATTTAAAATACGCATGTTATCAATTAAGAGAACGAGCGGGTAAATTACATGATGGTTTTAGATATGGGAAATTTGGTGACAGAGACCCTGAACCATCTAAAAAAGAATTTGCTGAATTTGTAAATAAACAACAAAAAGTTTTACATGCAATTATGTTCGCAATGTGGAATGGAAATAATCAAAAAGTTGACGACATAATTTGGAAAATAGTTAAACCGGAATATTCAAAACCATTTAAGAAAGATGAAAACTGAGAAAAAAAGATTATACTTAGACGATGTTAGAACACCAATTGGAACTGATTGGGTTATTGTAAGAAATTATGAACATTTTGTTTCTACCATTAGGCTATATGGATTAGAAAATTTTGATGTTATTTCGTTAGACCATGATTTAGGTGATGAGTCTATGGTTGAATACTATACAAATGTAAAAAATAATTATGTGTTAAATTATGACAATATAGTTGGTGAGAAAACGGGATATGATTGTTGTAAGTTTTTAGTGGCGGAAAGTATGAGTAAAAAAATACC